TGCCATATTTGTGACGTTTTTTAGCCACCGGAGCCGCCTTGGTTCGCTCTGACCAAAAAGACCGGCAGGAGAAGGCGAAAGCAAGGTACGACGACATCAAGCGGCGTACCGGCGAACGCTCACGCAAAGTCGGTGCAGCCGGTCGCGACATCGGCAGCATTCCGCCGGTCAAGGACGCCAAACGACGCGACGCCTGCCGGTCGTCCTTCCGTCAGTTCTGCGAGGTCTACGGCGCTGAGTCGTTCCCTCTGGCGTGGTCTGCTGACCATCTCGCGGCTATCTCCAAGATCGAGGCGGCTGTGCTGCGTGGCGAGTTGTTCGCCTTTGCCATGCCTCGCGGCTCTGGAAAGAGCACGCTGTCGATCTGGGCGTGCCTCTGGGCTTGCCTCTACGGGCACCGCTCCTTCGTGATGCTGGTCGGCTCTGACCAAGCCATAGCCTGCCAGATGCTCGACACGCTCAAGAGTCACCTTGAGCAAAACGACCTACTTGCCGAGGACTTCCCGGCAGCGTGCTATCCCGTGCGTGCGCTGGAAGGCATTACGGCTCGGGTGCGTGGGCAGACGTGCGAGGGCGAGCCTACCCACATGGGCTGGACGGCAGACAAGGTGACGTTGCCGTGGATCGGCAAGGCTGCGTCTGCTGGTGCCGCTGTGCGTGTCGCTGGCATCACAGGACGCATCCGCGGCGTCAGCCACACTCGACCGGACGGCAAGACGATCCGGCCTGACCTGTGCCTCATTGACGATCCACAGACTGACGAGTCGTCTGCGTCACCTTCTCAAGTCGCTACCCGCGAACGCATCCTTGCCGGTGCAATCCTCGGGCTGTCCGGTCCCGGCAAGAAGATTGCCGGGCTTGCCACCATCACGGTCATCCGTCCTGACGACCTTGCTGACCGGCTGCTCGACCGGATGCGTCACCCGTCGTGGCAAGGCGAACGCACCAAGCTTGTCTACGAGTGGCCGACCGCAGATGAACTCTGGGGCCAGTACGCCGAGATGCGTCGCGAGGGCCAGCGTAGCGGCGAAGGCACCGAAGCTGCTGATGCGTTCTACGCCAGCCAGCAGGCTGTGATGGATGCCGGCTCTCAAGTTGCGTGGCCCGAGCGTAAGCACGACGACGAACTCAGCGCCATCCAGCACGCATGGAATCTACGCATTGACCGTGGTGAGTCTGCGTTCCAGGCGGAGTACCAGAACGCACCGCTCGCCGACGACATCTCGTCAGAGAAACTAGACAAGCGGTCGCTCGCCGCTCGGGCTCTGACGCTGCCTCGTGGGACTGTCCCACTTTCCCATCAGACGCTTACGGCATTCATCGACGTCCAAGACAAATTGCTGTATTGGCTCGTCGCTTCGTGGGGCGAGTCATTCGGCGGTCACGTCGTGGCCTACGGAACATACCCTGACCAAGCGTCTACGTTCTTCGAGGCTAAGAACGCGAAGAAGACGCTGGCGATTGCGTCCAAGGGTGCAGGCTTTGAGGGTGCGTTGTCCGCTGGGCTTGAGTCTCTGACGCAAATCTTGCTGGGCAGGGATTGGCTGCGTGAAGACGACGTGCCGATGCGAGTGCGTCAGGTGTGCGTCGATGCCAACTGGGGACAGTCCACAGAGGTCGTGCGGACGTTCTGCCGGCGGTCCACGTTCACAGGCTCGCTGCTGCCAACTCACGGCAAAGGCATCGGTGCGTCGGGCGGCTCGCTCACCGAGAAGAAGGGGCGTGGCGAGAAACTCGGGCTCAACTGGGTCATGCGTCAGACGGCGACGAACCAGCGTTACGGCGTGTACGAAACGAACTTCTGGAAGACGTTCAGCGCTGCTCGCTTGCGGCTGACGCTGGGCGATCCAGAGGCAATCACGCTGCACGCTGGCGAGCACGACATGCTCATTGAGCACCTGACGAGCGAGTACCCGGTGAGGACTGAGGCTCGCGGGCGAGTCGTGGACGAGTGGAAGCTAGACAACCGGCGAGAGAATCATTGGTGGGACTGTCTCGTTGGCTCTGCCGTAGCGGCGTCGATTGCTGGCGTGCATCCAGTGGCGACAGAGGCGGGCGGGCGTCAGCGGAAGAAGGTGACAATCCCGAGCGGCCCAGGCGGCAAGAAGGTGATTCAACTGAAGAGGCTCGGCAAATGATCAGCGTTGTCAGCGTCGATGGGCTGGACCCTCGGGATCTGTTTGCCATCCGCTCGCGGCTGACAAAGCCAGACAGCGAGTTCAATCAGGAAGTGTCTGGCGTGCTTGAGGGCGAGTCGTCCAGCTGCACGCCGATTGCCGTCTGCCACATCGACGGCGCTCTCGTCGGCTGGGCCTGCTCGCACATCTGGCGTGACATGACGACGCTGGAAATGTTTGTTGATCCACGGTATCGCGTGTCTTGCGTGGCATTGGCGTTGTCGGCGGCTCTGGTCGTTCACGGGACGATTGACCGCAACAAGTCGCTCGCGGTGTTCGCTCCTGCCACTGCGGCGATTGCTCGGAAGCTGGGCGTGCTCAACGTCGTCGAGTATCAGCGATCTGGCACGGATTGGGTCAAGGTCTAACGGCATACCCGGTCTGACTTAGCCGCTGTCTGCCGTAGCGTCACGCTCTATGAGCGACGAACTGCGCGACAAGATCGCCGAGACGGCAACCGGCCCAAAGCGGGTGCGTACCGACGCTGGCGAAGTGGAAGCACAGGATCTCGCCTCAATGATCGAGGCGGACAAGTACCTGTCTGCGAAGGCTGCCGCACAGACCAAGTCTCGCGGGCTGCGGTTCAACAAACTTCTGCCGCCGGGAACATTCTAATGGGCTTGTTCTCAAACCTCTTTCGGCGTCCTGAGCCGACGCGGCAGATGCCGACGTCTTCCAAGTTCGTCCGCGCGCGGTTTGACGCAGCCGAGAGCATGGACGACCGTCGCCACTGGAACAATGCTGACTGGTTCAGCATGGACGGTGCGTTGACGCCTGTCGTGCGGCGCACGATGCGGAACCGAGCCCGGTACGAGCGGAACAACAACTCATATCTCGCTGGAATTTGCGAGACGCTTGCCACCGATCTGGTTGGCACAGGCCCACGGCTGCAACTCAACACGGGCGATCAGAACGCTGACCGGCTCATTGAGAGGCTGTTCTTTGATTGGTCGTGGCGTGTCAATCTCGCCGAGAAGCTGCGGACGATGCGTCAGTCAAAACTGATTGACGGCGAGTCGTTCGCCATGTACTTCACGAATCCTCGCCTTGACGGCGTGCAGCTGGACATCCGCCTGATTGAGGCAGAGATGGTCGCCACGCCAGTGGGGCTCTACATCCCAGACACGACGCCGGAAGGCTCAATCGTTGACGGGCTGGAGTTTGACGACGTTGGCAACGTGGTTGCGTACAAGGTGCTCAAGTACCATCCCGGCAGCAACTGGCAGGTGAGTAACTTTGAGTTTAACCCCATTCCTGCGGAACTCATCGTGCACTGGTTCACTCGGCAGCGCCCGGCGCAGCATCGCGGCGTATCCGAAGTGGCACCGTCGATCCGCCTGTTTGCCCAGCTGCGTCGCTACACAGACGCCGTGATTGCGGCGGCTGAGACTGCGGCTGACTTTGCAGCGTTCCTGCACAGCAACTCGCCAGCGGCAGAAGTTGACGACGTCGATGCTTTCGCCGAGATGCCCATCGAGAAGAGAACGATGGTGACGTTGCCAGAAGGGTGGAACGTCTCGCAGCTGAAGGCAGAGCAGCCGACATCAACGTACGGAATGTTTAAGCGGGAGATTCTCAACGAGATCGCTCGTTGCATGCAGATTCCATACAACGTCGCCGCGTTGGATTCGTCGTCCTACAACTACGCTTCGGGCCGCATGGATCATCAAGTCTATGCGTCCAACCAGCGTGTTCTGCGTGACGAGCTTGAGCGGCAAATGCTTGACCGCACGCTCCGCATGTGGCTTGACGAAGCCGTGCCACTCGGCCTGGTGCCAGGCGGTCTGCCACCAATCAACGAGTGGAATTGGGTTTGGGTCTGGGACGGCAAAGAGCACGTTGACCCGTCCAAGGAAGCGAACGCCGCAGAGACCCGCCTGCGAACGCACACCACGACGCTGGCGCACGAATACGCCAAGCAAGGCAAGAACTGGGAAGCGGAGCTTCGTCAGCGTGCCGCAGAGGTCGCGCTGATGCACGAGCTTGGGCTGTTCATTGACCTTGAGCCAGATGGCAACTACGGCGGTGCAACACCCGAGGACGCAGCAGACTAATGAACTACCTAAACATTGAAAGTGCTGTTGAGTTCATCGCGGCGGAAGCTGGCGATGGCATGCCGTCGCAGCCAAAGAAGTTTGCCATAGAGGCTTACACCGGCGCTGCGATTCGTCAGGGCTGGTCAGCCGAGCCAATCGTCATTGATCTGGCTGGCATGAAATACAAGCAGAAGATTCCCATTGTGATGGGCCACGAGTACACGATGGCATCGATTCTCGGGCAGGCAACGAGCGTGCGTGCTGAGAACGGTCGCCTCTACGTCGAGGGCGAGATTCTCGCTGACTCTGACCTCGCCAGGCAGGTGACTGCCTTGGCTGAAAAGGGCTTCGCTTGGCAAGCGTCGGTTGGTGCTGACGTCATGCGGCACCAGAAGGTCGCAGCTGGCGAATCCGTAACCGTCAACGGGCAGACCTTCATCGGTCCGGTCCGCATCGTCAAAGCCTCCAAGTTGCGGGAGGTTTCGTTTGTGACCTTGGGTGCAGATGACGCAACGTCTGCCCGCATCGCTGCTGAAGAAGCAGAGGAGCTACTCATGGCGGAATCCGCCAACGAAACGCCCGCCGAGGTCACTGAGACCAAGGTGGAAGCCACGGCGACCGTCGTCGTGGACGCCCCCAAGGTCGATACCGCTGAGAGCGACGCGCTCAAGGCGACCATCGAAACTCTCACCAAGAAGGTGGACGACATGCAGAAGGTCATTGCGACGCGCGAAAGCCGGGCTCCGGCTGTTCACGTTGTTGAGGAAGTGAAGAACGACAAGGTCATCGAGGCGGCTCTTTGCCTTCAGGGCGGTCTGCCGAATGCTGACAAGGCGTTCGACGCTCGCACGCTGGAAGCTGCCGACAAGGTGAGGCGGACCACCTCCATCAGCGAAGTGCTGATTGAGGCTGCCCGTGCCAACGGATACACCGGCTCCAGCCGAATTTCCGCTGCCAACGCCGAGCCGGTCCTCAAGGCTGCGTTTGCGACGCACGACATCAGCAACTTGCTTGGCGCTCTCGTCAACAAGTTCCTGCTCAACGGCTTCAACGCCGTCGAGTCTTCGTGGCAGGAAGTGTCTGCGATTCGTTCTGTGAACGACTTCAAGGCGATCAACCTCCTGCGTCTCAACGGTGACATGAAGTTCCGCAAGGTCGGCAACGCTGGTGAGCTCAAGGTGGCTCAGGCTTCCGACACGAGGCGGTCTGTCGCTGCTGACACCTACGGCATCAGCACGCAGCTGACCCGTCAGGACATGATCAACGACGATCTCAACGCGCTGTCGCAGATCCCGCAGCGGATGGGTCGTGGTGCCGCTCTGGCGATGAACGAAGCGATTTGGACCGAGTTCCAGAGCAGCAACAGCAGCTACTACCAGGCGGCTTCTGCCGCTGCTGGTAATGCTCTGTCGCTGTCCTCGCTGAAGACGGCTACCACCGCCTTCCGAAAGCTGACCGATCCGGACGGCAACCCGCTCGGCATCCAGCCACGCGTGCTGCTCGTTCCGCCGGAACTGGAAATCACCGCTGCGGAACTCATGACCTCGGCGTTGCTCATCTCGGGCAACACGACCAAGGAGCCCAACGCGAACGTGCTCCAGGGTCGGTATCGCGTCGTCGTGTCGAATTACCTGACGTCGGCCTCGACGTGGTGGCTCGCTGCCGACTCGGTCGATCTCCCGGCGCTCGACGTGGTGTTCCTCAACGGTCAGCAGGCTCCGACCATCGAACAGGTGGCACCGGACTACCAGCTGCTCGGCGTGGCGATCCGTGGCTTCTTCGACTTCGGCGTGACGAAGTCCGAGAGCCTGTCGTGCTACCGCATGGCGACTGCCTGAGCCTGACGAACGCAAACCGTGTCCGCCGGGCGGGAGCCAATTCCCGCCCGGCGGCATGACGACAACCAACTTCCTCGTTTCTCAAAGAAAGCAGGTGATCTAATGGCTGATTACTATCAGGATGGCGACCTGATCAACTACACGCCTAGCTCCGCTGTTGCGGCTGGCGCTGTTGTTGTTCTCAACGATCTCGTGACCGTTGCTCCTCGCCCGATTGCTGCCAACGCGCTCGGCGCTGTGGCTGTTGAGGGTGTGTTCAAGCTGCCGAAGGCTTCGGGTGCCATCGGTCAGGGTGCCATCGTCTACTGGGACAGCACCAACAGCAACGTGACGACGACCAGCAGCGGCAACAAGCGTGCCGGTAAGGCTGCCGAGGCGGCTGCCTCCGGTGACTCCGTCGTGCCCGTGCTGATCAACATCGGCTGATTCCAGTCCCACTGCAAGCCGCCGGCCAGCGCGTTTTCATCCTTTCCGCCTGGCCGGCGGTCTTGTAGCCAGAGGTGCCTATGTCCGACCTACTCGCCAGCGGTGCAGCATGGCTCGCCGGTCAGTTGTCGGCGGGTGCGTCGCGGTCTGTCCGCTACTCTCGAGGCGCGGACTACGGCACAGTTCTTGCCACAATCGGCACAAGTCGCTTTGAGTCGCAAGGCACAAGCGGCGTGATTGAGCAGTGGGAGTCCCGCGACTTTGTCATCAAGGCTGGCACGCTGCCGTTTGGCGAGCCTCTGCGGCACGACAAGATCGTTGACACCATCAACGGCGTTGACATCACCTACGAGGTGACGAGCCCGCGTGGCGTTCCGGTTTTCCACTACGGCGACGCATTCCGGCAGACTGTGCGAGTCCACACGATTGCCACTGCCGAGGCTTCGCAAGTTGCTCCTACGCTACGGCGTCGATTCTGGGGCTCGTTCGCTGGCGAGACGATTACTGACCAGCAGATCGTCGCAAGCCTCGCTAATGACCTCGGAGGCTCTCGGGCACAGTCCCGCACGATCACCGCACAGACTGCGTATATATACATCGTTCTGCCGGCGAGTTTCGGCGCACCGACGTTTTCCGTCAGTGGTCTGACGTCTTCAGCATGGGAGACGACGACACGGACGATCACGTTTGCCGGTCAGACGGCGTTGTCGTACGGCGTCTATCGCTCCACGTATCCGATCACTGGCACCGTCAACCTGGTGGTGAGTTGACATATGTCAAGCCTACGCGGAACCAACGTACTCGCTCCGGTCGTGCCTTTCGACACGGCAGATCCTTACCCTTCGCACGTCGCTACATACGGCAAAGGTGGATATCGCAGCGTCGCAAATCTGACAGAGCGAGACGGCATAC